TCAGGTATAGTAATAATAAGGTATAAATATCAATAATTATGGCAAGTACAATTAAAGTAAACAATATTCAAAATCAATGCGGTGCTAACATCGCTAACAAATGTGGTTCAACCATTACACTTGGTGCAAGTGGCGATACCATTACTCTTGCATGCGGTGCAAGTCAAACAGGATTCGGTAGAACAGGAACAGTAGACTGGGATACCACAGCTAAAACGGCATCATTCACAGCAGTGAGTGGAACAGGGTATTTTGTGAATACGACTAGTGGAACTATTACTGTAACACTTCCTGCAACTCCTTCGGCTGGAGATATTGTTTATGTAAAAGATTATGCAGGAACTTTTGAGAACAATGCTTGTACTATCGCAAGAAATGGATCGAATATTAGAGGAGCAACAAATAATTTTACGTTGGAAAAATCAAACTCTGGAGCAGTATTTATTTATGTAGATGCAACAGAAGGTTGGCAAGTTTTTGTTGATGGATCAGATGGTGATGCAGCAGTACAATATATATGTGCTTCAGGTGGAACAATAACTTGTTGTGGTGATTATAGAATTCACACATTTACAGGTCCAGGTACTTTTACTGTAAATTGTATATCTTGTTCTTCCCCACAAAATACAGTTTCGTATATGGTAGTAGCTGGTGGTGGTGGATCAGGTGTAAGTTATGGAGGTGGTGGAGGAGCAGGTGGTTTTAGAGAATATAAAAGTTCAGCAGATTGTTATACAGCCAGTCCTTTAAATGGTAATCCTGGAGGAACAGCAGTTACAGTTACAGCACAAGCTTATCCAATTACAGTTGGAGGTGGCGGAGCAGCATCTTTTCCTGGAGCAGGTAGTCCTGGAGCAAATTCAGTTTTTTCAACAATAACATCAACAGGTGGAGGATTAGGTGGAAGTTATAGTTCCCCTGCTCCATCAACTGGTGCAAACGGAGGTTCAGGTGGTGGAGCAGCAGACGGACCAGTATCTGGAGGAAATGGAAATATTCCTCCAGTAAGTCCACCTCAAGGAAATAATGGTGGAAATTCTGCTGGTCCAGGCCCTGCAGCAGCAGGTGGTGGTGCAACAGCAGTGGGAGGAGATAACCCTGCAGGTAATGGTGGTGCAGGTGCAACAACTTCAATTAGTGGAACACCAACTGCATATGCAGGAGGAGGAGGTGGAGCAGGTGGACCTAGTGGAGCTGGATCTGGAGGCATAGGTGGTGGTGGAAATGGTGCAACATGTGGTGTAGGAACAAACGGAACTGCTAACACAGGTGGTGGAGCAGGTGGAAGTATTGGAACATCTGGTGCTACAGGCGGTAGCGGAATTGTTATAATAAGGTATAAATATCAATAGGTAAATTATGAGTGAAGTAAAAGTAAATAAAATTAGTCCAAGAACAAATTGTGGTACAGTTACTGTTGGAGATTCTGGAGATTCTGTAACAGTTACAGCAGGAGTTCCAGTAACCGTTAATGGGGATTTAAAATCAAATGCATTAAAAGCAGTTGATGGTGGAAGTATTATTAGTCAATGTGGAACAACTATTACTTTAGGTGCTTCAGGAGATACAATTAATTTAGCAGCTGGTGCTACTCAATCTGGTTTTGGTCGTACAGGTACAGTGGATTGGGATACGACTGCGAAGACAGCTTCCTTTACAGCGGTTTCAGGAAATGGGTATTTTGTAAATACTACAAGTGGAGTAATTACAGTTACTTTACCTGCAGGTAGTGCAGGAGATATTGTAAGTTTAGCTGACTACGCAGCGACTTGGCAAACAAACAATGTAACCGTTACACCTAATGGAACAGATAAAATTGGTGGAGTAAATTCATCTGTAACTTTAAATACAGAAGGTCAATCAGTAACTTTTGTTTACACAGATTCAACACAAGGTTGGTTAAACACAATGGATTCAACTTCCAATGTTAGAGGTAATGACTTTATAATAGCAACAGGCGGAACTATTACAACATGTGGAAATTACAAAATTCATACTTTCACAGGTCCTGGTACTTTCTGTGTTTCATCAGTAGGAACGCCTTCAAATGCAAATATTGATTATTTGGTTCTTGCTGGAGGAGGGTCAGGAGGAACGAGATATTCTGGTGGCGGTGGAGCAGGTGGTTATAGAGAATCTCAAAATCCAACTACATCAGGTTGTTGGTCAGCATCTCCTTTAGCAACATGTGCTTCTTTACCAGTTTCAGCGTCTCCTTATCCAATAACAGTGGGGGGAGGTGGAGCTGGAACTACTTGTCTAGGTGATCCGACTTCTAATCTTCCAGGAAATAGAGGTTCAAATTCAATTTTTTCAACAATAACATCAACAGGCGGTGGAGGTGGTATAGGACAAGGTACCACTGCACCTTCTGCTCCATTAAGTCCAGGAGGTTCTGGAGGTGGGGGAAGTTATAATCCTAGTTTTGGAGCAGGAAATACTCCACCCGTTAGTCCATCACAAGGTAATAATGGTGGATCAGGAATACCTGGTCCAAATTATTCTGTTGGTGGTGGCGGCGGTGCTGGAAGTGTAGGAGGAAATGGTGGTCCATCAACAAGTGGTACTGGTGGTTCAGGAGTTTCATCATCAATTACTGGTTCATCTGTTACAAGAGCTGGTGGTGGTGGTGGTGGTGCTAGTCAAAATTTCCCTGTCAGTGCAGGACCAGGAGGACCAGGCGGTGGAACTACTGGAGGAAGTTCTCCTGGAAGTACTACTACAGCAGGTGAAACAAATAAAGGAGCTGGCTCTGGTGGAGCATATGGTTATCCTGGAAATAGTGGAAACGGCGGTAGCGGAATTGTTATTATTAGATACAAATATCAATAATATTTATGTGTTTACTAAAATTTAAAATTAATATATAAGGAGAAACATTATGGCACATTTTGCAAAACTAGGAGCAAACGGAAAAGTTATTCAAGTATTAACACTTGATAATGACAATATGTTAAATGCTGATGGAGTAGAAGACGAAGCAGTAGGTCAACAATATTTAGAACAACACAATAATTGGCCTGCACAAATGTGGATTCAAACTTCATACAACACATCTGGCGGACAACATAAAAACGGTGGAACTCCATTTAGAGGAAACTATGCAGGTATAGGTTATACTTGGGATGAAGATGATCAAATCTTCTGGCCTAAAAAACCATATGCTTCATGGGTAAAACATATTGCAACTGCATCTTGGAAATCTCCAATCGGTGATGCACCTGCTTTAACTCAAGAACAACAAGATCAAAATACAGCTGGAACTCATTCATGGGGTTACAACTGGAATGAAGAAACTCAAGCCTGGGATTTGACAAATAGTCTAGCATAATATATATCTGGTGGTGGTATGCAAAAGAAAGTTTTAACAGAGCAAGCTTTATACTTCGGTGATGTTTCAATGCCTAAAGGTTTTGAAATAGATCGAGATAAATTATCAGGCGACATTTTACAATCTACATTTACAGATTCAGAGTTTCCATTTTCAAGAACTTGGGACATGTTGAATACGTATATGCGTGAGCATATAAATTTAGAATATGGTTTCCAACTTGTAAATAAAAGAACTTGGGGTGATATGTATAAACCCAATCAACAGACAGAGCCATTACTCAATAATGATCCAGTCGATTTACGAAACTCACCTGATTACACTTTACTCTATGGTGTTAAAACCAATAACTGTTTTGTGAGAATATTCTATGATGATAATAGAAGAAAAGGAAGAAGTTGGGATATAGAATTAAAAGATAATATGTTTATTATGTTTCCATCTACAAATATGTATTACATAAACAACAGACAGAAAGATAGTTTGAATTTTGTTCAAACAATAACTTATGAATATATCTAATTATTACTGGTATTTTACTTCAGCAATACCACCAAAACTATGTGATGACATAATTAAATATGGTTTATCACAAGCAGAAACTATGGCTAGAACTGGTGGTTATGGAGATAGAGAACTTACTAAAGAAGAAATAAAAGATATGAAAAGAAAAAGAAATTCAGATTTAGTATGGCTCAATGATCCATGGATATATAGAGAATTACACCCATACATTCATCAAGCAAATAGAAATGCTGGTTGGAATTTTGAATGGGATAGATCAGAGTCTTGTCAATTTACAAAATATAAATTGAACCAATATTATGATTGGCACTGTGATGGTTGGGATAAACCATATGAAAAACAAGGTCCTGAACACGGTAAAATAAGAAAACTTTCGATGACTTGTCAATTAACAGATGGGTCCGAATATGAAGGGGGTGAACTAGAGTTTGATTTTAGAAACTATGAACCCCATATGAGAGAAGAAGCTAAACATTTAAGGCGAGCAAAAGAAATACTTCCGAAAGGATCTATTATTGTGTTTCCTTCATTTGTATGGCATAGAGTTAAACCTGTAACGAAAGGAGTGCGATATTCATTAGTCATGTGGAATCTTGGATATCCGTTTAAATAATGCAAATAACAGAATA